CGTGGCGGCGGCGGTGGCGGCGGCGGTCGTGGCGGCGGCGGCGGCGGTGGCGGAGGCAAAAAATCCGATATCCGCTTAAAGAGGAATATAACTGCAATCAACTCCGCACTAAATATGATTATTAACTTATCAAAATGACAATTTTGAATAAATTATGTGAGATTAATGGATATCATTATAGCTGGAACGATAAAATGAAAGAATTGACTGGGGTTAACGGATCAGAATATGGTGTCATAGCTCAGGAAGTACAAAAAGTATTTCCTGAGATTGTAAAAACTGGTTCTGATGGGTATTTGGAAGTAGATTATATTCAGATAATACCTATTTTAATAGAAGCAATAAAGGAATTAAAGGAAGAATTGGACCACTTAAAACAAAATAAATAGAAAATAATAGTAAAAGTAAAATGAAAGTTATAGATCCATTAGCACAATCATTTTATGTTGAAAATGAAAGGGGAGTTTTTGTAACTTCGGTTGATTTATATTTTAGTACAAAAGATCCAATTATTCCGGTAACAATTCAACTCAGGTCAATGGAACTTGGGTTGCCAACACAAAAGGTTTATCCTTTTAGCGAAGTTGTTGTTGATCCAAAAGATATTATTGCATCTGAGGACGGAAGATCTCCAACCAGAATTACATTTCCATCTCCTGTTTATTTGCAAGGATCAAAATTTCATGCATTAGTAATACTATCAAATTCTCTTGAATATAACGTTTGGGTGTCAAGACTTGGAGAAATTGATGTCTCTACCGCAACGCAGGTAGAATCAAAACAAATTTTGGTCACTAAACAACCAACATTAGGTGGATTATTTAAATCACAAAATGCACTGACTTGGAATGAAAGTCCATATGAAGATTTAAAGTATACATTATACAGAGCAAACTTTAAAACAAGCAATGGCAATTTTAATTTTTATAATCCAGAATTGTCAGTAGGAAATAATCAAATTGCAAAATTAAATGATAATCCTCTGGAATTTGTTTCAAAGAAAATAAGAGTAGGGTTAGGAACTACGGTACAAGATAATAATTTACAACTGGGAAATACAGTATTTCAATATGCAAGTAATGCAACAGGAAATTATGTTGCATCAGCAGGAATTGCAACAGGAACTTTAAGAGTTATAAATGCAGGTATTGGATACACTCCGTCATCCGGAGTTGCAACTTATGTTGGTGTTGCTTTAACCAGTATAACTGGAAATGGAAGAAATGCCACAGCAAACGTAGTAATTACTAATGGATCAGTTACTTCTGCCACCATTTTAAATGGGGGAACTGGTTATGTAGTTGGTGATGTTTTAACCGCAAGTCAAGTAGGATCCCAAACTCTGGGAAGAAATTTACAACTATCAATTTCTTCTTTAAGAGGAATAAATGAATTAGTCTTAGATAATGTTCAAGGAGATTTTATAACGGGAACAGGAAGTACAATTAGATATATTAACAGTTTAGGTATATCAACCGATCTAAATGCATCTGTTGGCGGAAATGTTTTAGTCGCAACTGATGGTATTCAATCAGTAACTGATGGTTTAAACATTAAAGTTAATCACAGAAATCATGGGATGCACGCTGGCGAAAATATAGTCAGAATATCTAATGTCTATACTAACATAAAGCCAATAAAACTAACATCAGATTATGGAAAAGATTCAAATGGCGATATTTTAGTAGACAATACTATTAATTTTGCCACATTTGAGAATGTTGGAGTAAGTAGCACTAATCCAGGATATATTTTGATTGGAAATGAAATTATTGCATATGAAGGTTTGACTGCAAATTCATTGACAGGTATTACGAGACAGATTGATCAAACGTTAGGGTTCTCATATTCTTCCGGAACTTCTGTTTATAAGTACGAATTAAATGGAGTTTCTTTGAGAAGAATTAATACAACACATACTTTACAAGATTCTACTGATCCAGATCCAATAGATTTTGATTATTATAATATAAAATTAGATATGTCCCAAGATGGGAAAACAAGTACTTTACCTTATGGTCAAGTTGATAGAAGTGTTGGAAGCGTTTTTCCAAAATTATATGCAAATGAATCAAAATCTCTGGGTGGTCCTTTTATTAATGCAACGCAAAATATTCAATATGAAATTGCAAGACCAAACATTCAAACACTTGCCATTCAGGGAACAAATATTAGTGCTAACGTAAGGACTGTTTCTGGAACTAGTGTTGATGGAAATGAAAATTCATTTGAAGATAAAGGATTCCAACAAATATCCTTAACCTCTAATAATTATTTTGATTCTCCAAGACTAATATGCTCAAGAGTTAATGAAACTGAAAGACTTACTACATTGCCTGGAAACAAGTCGTTAGTTGTTAACCTAACATTAGAATCTTCAAATGGATTTTTATCCCCCGCTGTCGATTTAGATAGGGCATCAATGATATTTGTTTCCAATAGAATCAATAGTCCCATTCAAAATTATGCGACAGATAATAGAGTTTCTACTATTGAGGATGACCCATCATCTTTTGTTTATGCTACAAATTCTATTCAACTTGAAATTCCAGCAACTTCGTTGAAAGTTCTTGTCAGTGCTTATGTAAATGTTTTTAGCGACTTTAGAGTTTTATATTCAGTAAAGAATGATCCAAATGAAAAGTCAATATATTATCCATTCCCAGGATATTCAAATACAGCAAATGCAGACATAGTAGTTCAAGATGCTAGAAGTGATGGAACCTCAGATAAAAAAGTCGTGAAGAGCGGTGCTTTTGGGTTTGAAAGTAATCAAATAACTTTCAATGAGTATGAATTTACTGTATCAAACTTACCATCATTTAAGTTTTTTAGCATTAAAATAATTGGATCTGGAACAAATCAAGCATTCCCACCAAGATTAAAAGATTTAAGAGTTATTGCTTTGGCATGATATGGATTATTTAAAAGTTGAGGGGCATCCAAATCTAGTGAGAGATGAAAAATCAAAAGCTATTTTAAACACAGATATGAACGAATATGAAAATTACATGAGATTAAAAAAATCAAAGGAATTTGAAATCAAAAGAATTGAAAATTTAGAAAGTGATATGAATAGTATTAAAGATAATATTGAAGAAATAAAAAATTTACTGAGGAATTTGTCAAATGGATCCAAATAAAATTACTTTAGAAGACTTAAATAAGTCTTTTGAATATGAAAAACTTTCTAGGGATATAGATAGTATAGATGATATTGAAACTTTGCGTAATTATGTAAAGTCGTATGTGAAACTTTATCTTAAACAACAAGAAGTCATATCTAAATTCTAATGGCACAACCATCTACCCGACAAGAACTTATTGATTACTGCAAAAGGCAGTTGGGAGCACCAGTTCTTGAAATCAACGTTGCAGACGAGCAAATAGAAGATCTGGTTGATGATGCAGTTCAATATTTTCAAGAAAGGCATTTTGATGGTGTTGCACAAACTTTCTTAAAATATCAAATAACACAAGATGATATTGACAGAGGAAGGGCTCCTGGAAATAATAAAACAGTAGGTATTGCAACTACATCCGCAACAGCAATAATTGACGGAACTCCAACTACTTTTGCATATAAAGAAAATAGTAATTTTCTACAAATTCCACCTTCTGTAATCGGAATTACAAAAATATATCACTTTGATGGTACGAATACTACAACAAATAATATGTTTAGTATTAAGTATCAGTTGTTCCTTAATGACATTTATTATTGGGGATCAATGGAAATTTTAACTTACGCTATGGTAAAAAGATATTTGGAGGATTTGAATTTCCTTTTGACAACGGAAAAGATGATTAGATTTAATAAAAGGCAAGATAGATTGTATTTAGATATTGATTGGGGTAGTGTTAAGGTTGGCGATTATTTAATTATAGACTGCTATCGAGCATTAGATCCAAACGATTTTTCAAGAGTTTGGAATGATTCTTTCTTAAAAAGATATCTTACTGCTCTCATTAAACGTCAGTGGGGACAAAATCTAATTAAATTCCAAGGGGTTAAACTTCCAGGTGGAGTTGAGTTAAATGGGAGACAAATATATGATGATGCACAGAAAGAACTTGAATTAATAATGGAACAAATATCGAATACTTATGAACTTCCACCATTAGATATGATTGGTTAGTCATATGCTTAATCCATTTTTCATTCAAGGAACCAAATCAGAACAAGGACTCATTCAAGATCTGATTAATGAGCAACTTAGAATGTATGGCGTGGAAGTTTATTATCTACCTCGAACATATGTTACAGAAAGAACTGTAATACGAGAAGTTATTGAGTCTAATTTTGAGAATGCATATCCAATAGAAGCTTACGTAAACACATATGAGGGTTATAGTGATAATCCAACAATTTTGTCAAAATTTGGTATCCAAGCACTGAATGAAATAACTTTGATTATTTCTCGAGAAAGATTTAAAAACTATATTTCTCCTTTAATTAAGAATAAACAAAATATAAAATTATCAACAAGACCAAAAGAAGGAGATCTAATTTATTTTCCTCTGGGCGAAAGACTATTTGAAATTAAATATGTTGAGCATGAAAAACCATTCTATCAACTTCAAGGATTATATACATATGAACTAAGATGTGAACTGTTCAGATATGAAGATGAACTTATTGATACTGGAATTGATGAGGTTGATAGTCTCATTACCGGAGATGACTCTTTGGAATCTGAGCAATCTCCAATTGGAAACATGGTAAGTCTAACAATGGTTGGAGTTGGAGTTACTGCAACTGCAATTGCAAATATTGTTAATGGTGGTGTTAGAAGAATAACTATTACCAACAGAGGAGGAGGATATACAAGTGTTCCTCAGGTAGGAATATCAACTGCACCGATAGGAGGAAAAACAGCAACAGCTGTCGCAGAAATGATTGGAGGTATTGTTGTATGTAACGACAACACAAATCCAAATGCAAGATCTGTTCAAAGTGTACGAATTACAAATGCTGGATTTGGTTATACAACTAGACCAGGAGTGAGATTTATTGGTGGAGGTGGTAGCGGAGCAACTGGTGTTGCAGAAATTGCCAATGGAGTAATTGGCATTATTACAGTTACAAATGGTGGTTCTGGATACACAATTCCACCAACTGTGACAATTACTGGTATTTCGACTGTTATTACCTCAGTTGCTGCAACTGCGATTGTTTCCGCAGCAGGAACAATTTCTTCAATTCAAATTCTGAACGGAGGAATTGCATTTACGTCCACCCCCACAATTCAAATAGGTAATCCATCACTCAATTCTACTGGAAACTTTGTATTCAATGAACTGGTCACAGGTTCTCAAAGTGGTGTAACTGGAAGAGTTAAATCGTGGAATTCTGTTACAAATATTCTAAAACTGTCTCAGGTTAGTGGAGAGTTTATAGCAGGAGAAAATATTGTTGGGGCAGCATCAAGTGCATCTCATTATTTACGTTCTATTGATGTTGATCCTGTTGATGACGGATATGCATCGAATAAAGAAATAGAGATTGAAGCAGACAAAATAATTGATTTTAGCGAAAAGAATCCATTTGGAATGCCATAACTTTCATAAATATTAGTTATTAGTTTGATTATAATAGGTCACTATCATGTTTGAATACTTTTATCACGAAATTTTAAGGAGGACTGTTATTTCTTTCGGTTCTCTATTCAACAACATCACAATTAAGCATAAAGACAATTCTGATGATGTTGTGAGTGTGATAAAAGTTCCTTTGGCATATGGACCAACTCAAAAATTTCTGGCAAGACTAAATCAATCCCCAGATCTAAGCAAAGCCGTTCAAATGACCTTGCCAAGAATGTCATTTGAATTTACTGGATTGACATATGACCCATCAAGAAAGTCAACAACGACTCAAACTTTTACAACTAAACAAGTAGATAACAGTCAAGAAACAAAGAAAGTCTATCTGCCTGTTCCTTATAACATGCAGTTTGAACTAAGCATAATGTCAAAATTAAATGATGATGCTTTGCAGATTGTAGAACAAATTTTACCATATTTTCAACCAGCATACACAATGTCAGTTGAGTTAGTTGATGTTATTAATGAAAAAAGGGATGTTCCAGTCGTTCTTGAAAATATTACGATGCAGGATGATTATGAGGGTGACTTTAATACAAGAAGAGTTTTAATTCATACTCTTAGATTTACAGTAAAAACATATCTATTTGGACCTGTTCCATCTGCAACAAAAGATATCATCAAGAAAACAACAATCAGTTACATTGCTGGAGATGCCACAAATACTCCTACAAGAGAAGTTGTTTATTCGGCGGAAGCAAGAGCGATCAAAAACTATACTGGAATTGTTATAACAAATCTAACAAAAGATATTTCCAAGGAAGATTTACTTATTACGGTAAATGATGGCAATACTATTACAACAAACACATATATTGATCTTGAAGGTGAAGAATTATATGTAAAGGCAAAATCTGGAAATATTATTACGGTTGAAAGAGGAAAAGATAATACAACTATTACTCCACATTTAGCAGGTGCTCAGATAAAATCAATTACTAACGCAGATAACGATCTAATTGAATCTGGTGATGATTTTGGTTTTAGTGGAACTGTCTCTTGATAAGATATGAAAATGAGTAAAAAATTTGACGATCTGAATGAAACTTTTAATGTTAAAGCAGAGATAATCCCAGTTGAAAAAAAATCAGACATTGAAAAAATTGAAAAGATTAGTTCTGATATTAATGATGTTAAAAAAGATTATGAATACACAAGAGGAAATCTTTATTCTTTAATAGAAAAGGGGCAAGAAGCTATTAATGGAATTCTCGAACTAGCACAAGAAAGTGAGATGCCGAGAGCTTATGAAGTTGCTGGCCAGTTGATAAAAAATGTTGCTGATGCAACTGATAAATTGATGGATTTGCAAAAGAAATTGAAAGATATTGAAGAAGAAAAGACAAAAGGTCCAACAACAGTAAACAACGCACTTTTTGTTGGATCAACAGCAGATCTAACAAAATTGTTAAAACAACAATCCCAAACTAACGATGAAGACATTTAAGCAATTTCAAGAAGACTGGACTAATAAATATAAAAAGAGTATTGATTGCTCAAATCCAAAAGGATTTTCTCAACGCGCTCATTGTGCGGGAAGAAAAAAAAAAGAGCAAAAGGTGAAAGCACTAAGTCAAAACCAGTTGAATGAAGAAAAACGGTCGCTGTCCTAAAGGAGAATATTATTGCTACACTAATAAAATGTGTAAAGCAATTCCTGCTGGATTTATGGTTGATCCTGAGGGAATGCTTCGTAAAGAAAATGGTGCGTCGATTGATGAGGGTGCTCGTATTCCAAAAAAACCAGGACAACCAGATAAATCTGATAAGCACTCAGATCTCTATACAGATGAAGATCCAAAAGGAACAATTCATGGTCTCGGTTTTAAAGATGTTCAGACTGCGAGACAGAGTGTATCAAAAATAAGAAACTCTGGAAGATCTCATGCTCATAAAATCCAAGCAGCAATTGCTATGGAGCAAAGAGCAAGAGTGGCAGGAAAAACTTCGGAAGCTGCTGTTTACAGAAAATTCATTAACTCGATGAAAAAGAAAACAAAATCAATGAATGAAGAAGGTCTCCGTGATTGGTTTGGTAAATCCAAATCAAAAGATGGTAAAGGTGGTTGGGTTAATGTTGTAACTGGTGGCACTTGTGCGAGCGATGAACCAGGTGAGGGAACACCAAAATGCGTCTCCTCTGCAAAAAGAGCAAGTATGACACCAGCAGAAAGACTATCCGCTGCAAGAAGAAAAAAGGCAGCAGATCCTGGACAGCAACAAAAGACAGGTGCTGCAAAGCCAACTTATGTCTCAACTGATTCACCTAGAGAAAAAACACGTAAAGAAGAAATAGATTTAGTAAGTTTAATTGAAAAAAAACTTTGTAATCATACCAAAGAAGGTGTTGATTGTCCATGTCACGGAAAAAATAGGTGTCCAGTAGTGTTAAAATCAAAAGATCACGAGTACTCTATGGTTCGTTCAGAACTCTCTACAATTATGAGTGCTGCTAAGAGACTTAAATCCAAAATGGCAAAAGGTGAGGGTAATGTGGAGGCATGGGTGCAGTCAAAAATTACAAAAGCTGCTGATTACCTAGATAGTGCAGCAGACTACGTTGATAGTGGAGAAATGAACGAAGAGTCGGATAAAAAAGGTAAAGGTAGCGGTACAAAAGATGCTTGCTATCATAAGGTTAAATCAAGATACAGCGTTTGGCCTTCTGCATATGCCTCTGGAGCACTCGTAAAGTGTCGCAAGGTAGGTTCTGCCAACTGGGGAAATAAATCTGAAGAAAAAATCACAGATAGAATTCTAAATGATATTTTATCCGAAAAGTGTTGGCCTGGTTATAAAAAGAAAGGCATGAAAACGATGTTTGGAAAGCGTTATCCAAATTGCGTAAAAAAAGAGGATGTGACAATTGAAGATGCAGAAGGAAATACTTTTGCAGAGGTTGTTGATCTGATTAAACCAAAACCGATTAAAGGATTTAAATCTCAAATAGAAGAAGCAACAAGACTTCAGGCACAAACTGGAAACGTAGTTGCAGTAACTTTATCTTGGAGAGGAAAATATTATTCTCTTAAAATGTTTTTCCCCCAAGTAAAAACCCCAACTAAAAAAGAAATAAATGATGAACTTCAAAAAGTCTACCCAGGATCTATAGTTTTATATCATACTATTTCAGAAATTCAACCTGGACAACCATTGATACAAGCATTTGGTCCTCAAGGAAGAAGTTTTGCATCTCCAGGTCCAAGTAAAAATTATGTGAAGACAATGGGGGAAGAAGTTGCAGCATGGCAACGTTCTGCTGGCAAGAACAAGGAAGGTGGACTCAACGAAAGGGGGCGCAAATCTTATGAACGTGAGAATCCAGGAAGTGACCTTAAAGCACCATCAAAAAAAGTTGGAAATCCCCGTAGAAAAAGTTTTTGCGCTCGTATGTCCGGAATGAAAAAGAAACTAACATCATCAAAAACAGCAAACGATCCCAATTCGAGAATTAATAAATCACTTAGAGCCTGGAACTGTTGATTTAGAGTTGATTCATTATGTCAAATGATGTTTATCTTGGTAATCCGCTTTTAAAGAAAGCAAATACACCTATCGAATTTACGCAAGAACAAATTCTTGAATTTGTCAAGTGTAAAGATGATCCTGTTTACTTTGCAAATAATTATGTAAAGATTGTAACTCTGGATCACGGTCTGCAAACTTTCAAACCGTATCATTTCCAAGAAAAGTTAATTAATAATTTTCACAATCACAGATTTAATATCTGTAAGATGCCAAGACAAACTGGTAAGTCTACCACTGTGATATCTTTTTTATTGCATTATGCTGTTTTTAACGATAATGTCAATATAGGTATTCTTGCAAACAAAGCTGCAACAGCAAGGGAACTTCTGGATAGGCTCCAAACTGCATACGAAAATCTTCCAAAGTGGATGCAACAGGGTATTATATCTTGGAATAAGGGATCTCTTGAACTTGAAAATGGATCTAAAATATTAGCAGCATCTACTTCGGCATCTGCTGTCCGAGGAATGTCATTTAACATTCTATTTTTGGACGAATTTGCTTTCGTTCCAAATCATATTGCAGATTCTTTCTTTGCGTCAGTTTATCCGACTATTACTTCTGGTAAGCAAACCAAAGTTATTATAGTTTCAACTCCACACGGTATGAATCATTTCTACCGAATGTGGCATGATGCCGAAAAAGGAAAAAATGAATACGTTTTTACTGATGTTCATTGGAGTGAAGTTCCAGGTAGAAATGAAGAGTGGAAAAAACAAACAATTGCTAACACATCAGAGTCTCAATTTAAAGTTGAATTTGAATGCGAATTTTTGGGGTCAGTTGATACTCTGATAGCACCATCTAAACTTAGAAATTTAGTCTACGATCAACCAAAGACTCGTAGTGCTGGATTGGATGTTTATGTAGATCCAGAAGAAAACCACGACTATCTAATTACGGTTGACGTTGCAAGAGGGGTTGGTAATGACTATTCGGCATTTGTTGTATTAGATATAACTCAATTTCCACATAAAGTTGTTGCAAAATACAGAAATAATGAGATAAAACCAATGCTATTTCCAAGCATTATTCATGAGGCAGCTACTGCATATAATAATGCATATATTTTATGTGAAGTAAATGATGTTGGAGATCAGGTTGCTAGCATTCTGCAATATGATTTGGAATACACAAACTTATTGATGTGTTCAATGAGAGGAAGGGCTGGGCAAATCGTAGGACAAGGTTTTTCTGGAAAGAAAACTCAACTTGGAGTTAAGATGTCAAAAACAGTGAAAAAGGTAGGATGTCTCAATCTTAAAACAATGATTGAGGAGGATAAATTATATCTCAATGATTATGAGATAATTGCAGAATTGACAACATTTGTCCAGAAACATAACTCATTTGAAGCTGAGGAAGGATGTAATGATGATTTGGCAATGTGCTTAGTGATATATGCATGGATAGTTGCCCAAGATTATTTTAAAGAATTGACGGATCAAGACGTTAGAAAAAGGTTGTATGAAGAACAGAAAAATCAAATAGAACAAGATATGTCTCCATTCGGATTTATCTCAGATGGTTTAGATAGTAGTAGTTTTGTTGATGCAGATGGTGATAGGTGGTTTGTTGATGAATATGGCGATCGTTCTTACATGTGGGAATATATGTAAATGGACTTAGATAAACAAATACGACTTGGACACTTACTTCTTACAGATAGAAAATGTAGATCTTGTGGTGAGGTCAAAAACCTAATCGATTGTTTTTATAGAACAAGAAAGGATAGAGGTCCAGTTGCATCATCTTTTGCTTATGAATGCAAAGAATGTTCAATAAAAAGAATTATAGAAAATAAAAAACAATTTCCATCATCAGTCAGAGAATGGGAATATCCAGACTGGTAATAAATATAATTCACGGCCCATTTCCGCCACGTAAACTCATTTTTTAATAAATAATTTTTAGTTAACTGAGATTTACGGAGAAAAACATGGCGACTCCTCAATTATCTCCAGGCGTACTCGTCCGAGAGGTTGATCTAACAGTAGGAAGAGCTGATAATGTTTTAGATAATATTGGAGCAATTGCGGGTCCTTTTGCTCTTGGTCCAGTTGAAGAACCTATTGACATTACCACAGAACAAGAACTTATCAATGTCTTTGGAAAGCCTCTTTCCACGGACTCACAATATGAGTATTGGATGAGTGCATCGTCTTTCCTTTCATATGGCGGTGTTCTTAAAGTAGTTAGAGCCGATGATACCTCACTTGTGAATGCAAATGCTATTCGCAATTCTTCTGGCGTCTCAACTGCCGGAGAACCAACACTTAAAATTAAGAATTTTGATGATTATGAAGCAAATTATGCAGATGATATTGCTAACTATATTTTTGCAGCAAAGAACCCAGGAACATGGGCAAATAACTTAAAGGTTTGTGTCATTGACGATAAAGCAGATCAAATTCTTCAAGTTGGTGCTGCTGCTACCGCTGCTGTAACAGTTGGAACTGCAGTAACAACATCACTTACTAATGTTGTTTCTGCTGGTGTCGGAAATACTTCACTTTTCAGTGGATATCTAAAAGGAATTGTTACTGGAATTGGTGCTAGCACAGTTGATGTGAAGATAACTTCACTTGTTGCAACAAATGGAACTCAAACAGCAGTTACTTATGCACCAAATTCAAGACTACAATCATTTAAAGCTGCTACAAGTGGTGGCAACCTAACGGTTTCCTTTATCAATAGTGGTGGATCTGGAATTGCAACAGCCACAATTAATACTGGCACTACTCCAATTTTAGATTGGTATGATGAACAAGTTCTAACACTAACCAATGGATCCATCTATTGGAACTCAATTGCTCCTAAACCAGGAACAACCCAACATGCTGTAAATAGAAATGGTAAGAGTGACGAAATTCACGTAGTTCTTGTAGATGATCTTGGAACAGTAACTGGAATTCAAGGTAATCTTTTAGAAAAACACATTGGACTATCAAAAGCATCAGATGCTATCTCGGCAGTAAATTCTCCACAAAAAATATGGTGGAAAAATTATCTTGCAGTATATTCAAACTATGTTTATGTTGGAGACAACCCATCCGATGATCTAAATGTTAATGAAGATGTGGTTCCTGTTGGATTTAGTGGTGGATTTACTCCATTCACGACTGCACAGGGTCTCTGGAATCAGGATGCCCAAAGCAGAACTTATAGTGCTATCGGTAACGTCACTTATACTTTAAGTGGTGGAAATAACTATACTAATGGAATGACAGCTACCCTAGGAAATCTGATCACAGCATACAATCTCTTCTCAAATAGAGATGAGGTACAAGTTGATTATCTGATCATGGGTCCTGGATTGGGAAATAAGTTTGAATCACAAGCAAAAGCAAATCATCTGATTTCTATTGCCAATCAAAGAAAAGATTGTATTGCCGTAATTTCACCACATCGCGCAGATGTTGTGGATATTACCAATTCAGATACCCAAACTGATAATATTCTAGAATTCTTCTCTCCACTTTCTTCTTCATCATATACAGTATTTGATAGTGGATATAAGTACACTTATGATAGATTTAACAATAGATTCCGTTACCTTCCCTGTAACCCAGATGTTGCTGGATTGATGGTTAGAACAAGTATTGCCGCATATCCATGGTTCTCTCCCGCTGGACAGCAAAGAGGAATTCTGAACAATGCGATCAAACTTGCATACAATCCATCAAAAGCACAGAGAGACCAACTTTATCCACTAAGAGTTAATTCGATTATTAACAAACCCGGAATTGGAATTCTACTTTTTGGCGATAAAACCGCACTTGGATATGCGTCTGCCTTTGACAGAATTAATGTTCGCCGTCTCTTCTTGACCGTTGAACAGGCTCTCGAAAGAAGTGCTCAGGCTCAACTATTCGAACTGAATGATGAAATTACCAGAGCAAATTTCAGAAACATTGTTGAGCCATACCTCCGCGATGTTCAAGCAAAGCGCGGTCTTTACGGATTCTTGGTAGTTTGTGATGCATCAAACAATACTCCTGATGTTATTGATAATAATGAATTCAGAGCTGATATTTACCTGAAACCCGCCAAGTCTATTAACTATGTCACACTTACCTTTGTTGCTACTAGAACAGGAGTAAGTTTTGAAGAAGTTGCTGGTACTGTTTGATTTTAATTAAAACAAAAACAAGGAGGAACTAAAAAATGGCAAACTCTATTCAGGATTTCAAATCAGCACTTATTGGTGGTGGTGCTCGTCCCAATTTATTTGAAGTAACTATTCCAACTCCACCCAGTGGAGTAACTCTAACTGCCAACTTCCCTATTCTATGCAAAGCAGCAAATCTTCCTGCATCAACTATTGGATCTATTGATGTTCCATTTAGAGGAAGAGTATTTAAGGTTGCTGGTGATAGAACATTTGATACTTGGTCCATTACTGTCATCAATGATCAAGATTTTCTTATCAGAGATGCTATGGAAGCTTGGATGCAATCAATTGGACAATATGCAGATGGCAGTGGTGCAACTGATCCAAGTACTTATATGTGCAACGCATATGTTAAGCAGTTTAGGAGAGGTAATAGCACCGTTGGAAAAAATACCCAAACTGGTTCTGGTTTAGAAACTGCTGCCACATATAAATTCTACGATATTTTCCCAACAAACGTCAGTGCAATCGACCTCTCATATGATAGCTCTGATCAAATTGAAGAGTTTACTGTCGAATTCCAAGTTCAATACTGGACTCCCTCTACTGAGGAATCATAATAAATAGAGGAAGGTAAAATTAAAAAATAAATTATGGCAAGACTGTTTGGTTTTTCAATTGAAGATAAAGAGCCATTGCCTCAGACTGCGGTTTCCCCCGTTCCTCCCAATAATGAGGACGGGGTTGACCACTACATGAGTAGTGGCTTTTTTGGTTCATATGTAGATCTGGAAGGTGTTTATAGAACAGAATTTGAATTAATTAAAAGATATCGTGAAATGGCGCTTCATCCAGAAGTTGATAGTGCCATTGAAGATATTGTAAATGAAGCGATTGTTTCGGATAGCAATGATGTTCCGGTGCAAATTGATCTAGACAATCTAAATGCTAGTGATGGGATAAAGAAAAAAATACGTCAAGAATTTAAATATATTTTAGATCTTTTAGATTTTGATAAAAAATCTCATGAAATTTATAGGAATTGGTATATTGATGGTAGAATCTTTTACCATAAAATTATAGATTTTAAAAATCCTCAAGAAGGGATTAAAGAACTTCGATACATTGACGCAATGAAAATGCGTTATGTAAGGAAAGAAAAGAAAAAAGATAATGATAGTAGATTAAGAAATATTCAAGTTATTCAAACTGATAATCCTATGGATTATGAGTTTCCTGAACTAGAAGAATATTTTATTTACAATCCAAGAACAATTTACCCATCAGCAAATCCAGGTCAAACTGGTGCTAGTCAGGGAATTAAAATTGCAAAGGACGCCATTACCTATTGCACATCTGGACTTGTAGATAGAAATAAAGGAAATACATTATCTTATCTACACAAAGCAATTAAATCTCTCAATCAACTTCGCATGATTGAAGACTCTCTGGTTATCTATCGTCTGTCACGCGCACCAGAAAGAAGAATTTTCTACATCGATGTGGGTAATCTTCCCAAGGTCAAAGCAGAACAATATCTGCGTGATGTCATGATGCGTTATCGTAATAAGTTAGTTTACGATGCAAGTACTGGCGAAGTTCGTGATGATAAAAAAATGATGGCGATGCTTGAAGATTTCTGGCTTCCAAGACGTGAGGGTGGTAGAGGAACGGAAATTACAACTCTCCCCGGTGGACAAAATCTTGGGGAAATCACTGACATTAATTATTTTCAAAGTAAACTTTATAGATCTCTAAACGTTCCACCATCTAGAATGGATGGAGAAGGTGGATTTAATCTTGGCAGATCATCCGAAATTCTACGGGACGAGTTAAAGTTCACCAAATTTGTTGGTCGTTTGAGAAAAAGATTCTCAAATGTGTTTAATGATATGCTAAAAACTCAACTGATTCTCAAAAATATAGTAACCACAGAAGATTGGGAAATCATGAGTCAGCATATTCAATATGACTTCTTATATGATAATCATTTCTCTGAATTAAAAGATGCGGAATTGATGAACGAAAGACTGACGATGGTTGCAACAGCAGAATCATATGTTGGAAAATATTTTTCTCAGGACTATGTGCGTAGAAAGATTCTTCGCCAAACTGATGAAGAAATCATTGAACAAGATAAGTTGATCGAAAAAGAAATTAAAAATGGTATTATTCCAGACCCAAATACTTTAATCGATCCAACAACTGATGCCTCAATGAATTCAAATGCATCTATGGATTTGGGAGCACCTATTATGGAACCAGATCTAGAATCCCAATCAAAGGTGGTTAAACCGCCAGAAATGCCCAACGGGGGTGAAATATAAATACAACAGTCATTCATTAATGAATTAAAATGGAAGAACTCTTAGATATGATTGTTACTGATGAATCCCCCATTCAAATCAGTGATAAAATTAAAGAACTTCTCTTTGCAAAATCAGCGGAGAAAATCGATTCTTTTCGTCCATCAGTAGCATCTAATATGTTTGATGAGGATGAAATTGAAGATTTTGGGGAAGAATAATAATAATTAATAAATAACTAAAAGTGTACTATAAAAAATAATGGCTCATAGACCAGTTGGATCTGGATCCTCGTTTGCATTTACTGCAGGTGCTGCATCCACATCATCTTCTTTTTCAGTTCAATCAAGTGTTTTGAGAGTTACTGCTGTTAGTGGTGCCGCCCATGTTTTAATTGGAGGTAATCCATCAGCGACAAATGCAGACTATTTTGTAGCATCAGGGCAAACAGTTACTCTTGCTCTTACCAAAGCATCAAATCGTGTTGTTGGAGTTACAACAGGATCCACGACAACCATTGTCGTTCCAGAAGGAACACAAGTTCCTTTTGGTGTAGGTGATTATGTAAGTCTATCTGCAAGTGGACAATCATATTATGATTTTACTCACAAACAAGTTTTGTCAGTTGATACTTCTTCTGGTGTCAATGGGTATTTCCAGACAAGAATGATCGTTGATCATAACAGTACCGGTATTGCAACGGCATTTGTATCACCAGATTCAACCGTTTCTTTATCAAACAAAATTTCTGCATATGGGGTCGGTTCAGGAACTTTATACCATCAACAAGTTCAAATCACAGGAGACGCTTAAAATGAAACTTATTAGAGAAGAGATCGAAAAAGTAGAAGTTCTTACTGAAACAGTAAACGGCAAAAAAACTCTCTATATTCAAGGACCTTTCCTACAAACTGAACAACCAAACAGGAACAATAGAATCTATCGTATGCCTGTTATGGAAAGAGAGGTAAAGCGTTATACTGAACAATATGTAAACAAGGGTCGTGCTCTTGGAGAACTTGGTCACCCTGATGGACCTACTGTAAACCTTGATAGAGTCTCGCACAAAATTGTTTCTCTTGAACAAAGAGGAAATGATTTTATTGGAAAAGCACAAATCCTATCAACTCCAATGGGTAAGATTGCAGAGTCACTTCTTAAAGAAGGAGTTACTCTTGGCGTTTCTTCTCGTGGTATTGGTTCAGTAAGACCAACAAAAGAAGGATATAATGAAGTTGGTGAAGATTTTATGCTTGCAACTGCTGCTGATATTGTTGCTGATCCTTCTGCCCCTGATGCTTTTGTTCAAGGTATTATGGAAGGCAAAGAGTGGGTATGGGATGGTGGCATCCTAAGAGAAAAGTATGCAGAAAGGGCACAAAGACGTATTAATACGCTTGTAGACCAAAGAAAACTTGAAGAGCATAAATTAAACTTATTTAATGATTTCTTAAATAGTCTTTGAAATTATTAAAATATAAATAAATATAGATTTCATACAGGAAAATCGGAGAGTTCAAATGTCTCGTGGTAAAAATTTACAAGAAATGGAAGTAGGCACTAAGCAATCCAAAACTGCTGTCAATGCCAGTGCGAAGCCAGCAGATTCAATGGATACGTCAGGTGCCGGATCTTATGAAGATCTAGGAGGTCCTACCCCACAAAACTATAAGCCAGATGATGATTCAGCAAAGTTGAAAACACCTGGCACAACTTTAAAGCAAGTTAGAGATGTGGTTAATAAGGGCGCATCTGCTGCAGACCCAATCAAGGGTATGAAAGAAGAAGAAGAACTTGAAGATGAAGATCTTATTGAAGAAGAAATTGATGAAGATGAAGAAATTTTAGAGGATAAAGAAGAAGAGGAAGATGAGGAAGAGGGAGAAGAGGAAGATGAGAACGAAGAAGAGGAAGAAGTGGTAGAGGAAGAGTTTGACATTGAAGAAGATGTTAATGCTCTCCTAGAAGGTGAAGATCTTTCCGAGGAATTCCAAGAGAAAGCACGCATTATCTTCGAAGCTGCTCTTCGCTCAAAAGTTTCCGACATTAAGGAATCCCTAGAAGAGCAGTATGCAGCTGCTCTTCTAAAAGAAGTAGAAGTAATTAAAGAAGCACTTTCAGAGCGTGTAGATTCTTATCTAGAGTACGTCTCTGATGAGTGGTTCGCTGAGAACGCACTTACAATCGAGCACGGTCTCAAAACTGAAATGACTGAATCATTCCTCCAAGGAATGAGAGGACTTTTTGAAGAACATTATGTAACAATCCCTGAAGATAAATATGATGTGCTTGAGAGCATGGTAGAAAAACTTGATGAAATGGAAGAAAAACTCAACGAGCAAATCGAGAAAAACGTCTCCCTTAACAAGCGTCTCGCAGAGTCGGTTGCTGATGGGATTTTAGATCAAGTCTCCGAAGGTCTCGCACAGACACAGAAAGAGAAGCTAGCTTCACTTGTTGAAAGTGTTGAGTTTGAAAGTGAAGAAGAATATCGTGAAAAACTGGAGACTTTAAGGGAATCATATTTCCCAACAAAGGGCATCTCTCCATCAGCTAAAACAGAAACCTTGTCTGAAGGTGTAGATTCTGCACCTGAAACTTACTCTGGTTCTATGGAAAGATATCTAAGAACTCTTGGTAGTTTTAGCAAAAATAACTGAATTTAATATTAGTCAAACGTAAACATTCACAAAAGGTAAACGCAAATGTTCCATTCAGAGCATCTGCAGGAAAAGTGGGCTCCACTCCTCAACTATGAGGGTCTTGATCCAATCAAAGATTCCCATCGTAAGGCGGTAACCGCTGTCCTGCTAGAAAACCAAGAAAGATTTTTAAGAGAGCAATCCTCTTTTGAGAGCGCAGGTTCATTCCTAACAGAAGCACCAACCAACGCAGTTGGTAATGGTGGATTCACCAGCGCAGGTGGAACCAACACCGCAGGTTTTGATCCAGTTCTAATCTCACTCATTCGTCGTTCAATGCCCAACTTGGTCGCTTATGACCTCGCTGGCGTTCAACCAATGAGTGGTCCTACTGGACTCATCTTCGCAATGCGTTCACGCTACACCAGTCAGAGTGGCACCGAAGCTTTCTACAACGAAGCAGATACCGCATTCTCTGGTCAGCCTGCTGGTCTGGACGACGCTAATGGTTTCAGCGATGCTATCGCTGGTATGGGTACTACTGCACAGGCAGGTTCAAACCCAGCACTGCTCAACCCAGTTGGCAGCGCAAACTCAACCGGTTACAACGTTGGTCAGGGTCTAAGAACTGATTCAGCTGAGAACCTTGATGGTGTTGGTGCAGATGCATTCAACCAGATGGCATTCTCGATCGAGAAAGTCACCGTTACTGCAAAGTCACGCGCTCTGAAAGCTGAGTACTCACTAGAACTCGCTCAGGACCTCAAGGCTATTCATGGTCTGAATGCAGAAGCTGAGTTGGCAAACATTCTGTCAACTGAGATTCTTGCAGAAATCAACCGTGAAGTCATCAGAACCATCTACAAGGTTGCTGAGCAAGGTGCAGTTCAAAACGTTGCAACTGCTGGTGTATTCGACCTCGACGTTGACTCCAACGGTCGTTGGTCAGTTGAGAAGTTCAAGGGTCTACTCTTCCAAATCGAGCGTGATGCTAACGCAATCGCACAAAGAACTCGTCGCGGAAAGGGCAACATCATCATGTGCTCTGCTGACGTTGCTTCAGCACTGACCATGGCTGGTGTTCTCGATTACACCCCAGCACTCAACGCTAACCTCAACGTTGATGACACTGGCAACACCTTCGCAGGTGTTCTCCAAGGTAAGTACAGAGTATACATCGATCCATATTCTGCAAACCTCACCGCCAGCAACACTGCTCCTTCTAACCAGTACTATGTTGTTGGTTATAAGGGTTCCAGCCCATATGATGCTGGTCTGTTCTATTGCCCATATGTTCCTCTCCAAATGGTTCGTGCCGTTGGTGAGAACTCCTTCCAGCCCAAAATTGGCTTCAAGACTCGTTATGGTCTTGTTGCTAACCCATTCGCTGAAGGAACTAACCAAGGTGGTGGTGCTCTTCGTGTTAACCAAAACCGTTACTACAGAAGAGTTGCTGTTAAGAACCTCATGTGATCCAATTTCACATGTAAATTCTGGGGGGTCTCAAAGACTCCCCTTTTTTTATCTAAATATTTAAAAAAACATGACCAGGGCACAGATTGATAATAGAAACTTTTTATCACCTACTGGGTTTAAGTTTACTTTAACAAGAACACCTAAGGTTGCATTTTTTTGCAATCAAGCAAATATTCCAGACTTGACACTGGGAGTTGCAGTTCAACCAACATATCTAAAAGATATTGATACACCAGGAGATAAAATTTCTTTTGGTGATTTATCACTTAGATTTCTTGTTGATGAAAATTTAGAAAACTACATGGAAATCCAAAATTGGATTCGTGGATTGGGATACCCAGAAAAACTAAGTGAGTTTGCAGATTTGCAAAATTCAGGAACAGTTCAAGGAAATTATGCAAAAGATCGCCAAAACATATATTCTGATGGAACTTTACAAGTATTAACTAGCAGTCAGATTCCAAATTTCCAAATATCATTTAAAGACTTATTTCCATATTCTTTATCAACAATGACATTTGACGCAACAGATACTGATATACAATACTTTACAGCAGACGTAAGTTTCAAGTATACTATCTACAATATAGTAGATCTTAGTGGCAATTCTCTATGAGTTTAGACCTTGATATGATTCAAAAAATGTGGGAGCAGGACTCTAAGATTGATATGGACAATCTTCACACAGAGTCTACAAATATTCCAGTTCTCCATTCAAAATATTTTGACTTATATAATACCATTTTTCTTTTAAGAAAAAAAGCAGAGCAACAAAAAAGAAATATTAGACACGAAAGATATGAGTACTATTCTGGAAAAGCAGATCCTGATGTTTATGTGGAGAATCCATTCCCTAAAAAAATTAGGGATAAGGACACTATGCAAAAGTATTTGGACGCGGACGAAAAACTTTCAACGGTTTGTTTAAAGATTGACTACTATGACACGATGCTTGTTTATATTGAAAGCATCTTAAAAATGATACAGAATAGAACCTATCAAATTAAAAATGCTATTGAGTTTATGAGATTCAACTCTGGACTAGGGTAAATAAATATTCATAGCAATTATGATGCTATGAGTGACGTAATAATTGAAAAGAAAAATGAAGTTTTTTTAAAGCTTCATTGCGAACCACATATTTTATATGAACTTCAACCATACTTCACTTTTGAGGTTGAGTCGGCAAAATTTATGTCCCAGTATAGAAGCAGACACTGGGATGGTAAGATTAGATTGCTCAGCACTCATACCGGAGAAATATACGCCGGATTATTAGATAAGATAATCGATAAAATTTCTCTTCACAATTATCAATACGAGTTTAAAGAAAATAAATTTTATGGGAAACCTTTTGAGATAGACCAAGGAATCTCGTATGAGGGTGTAAAAGATTATATGAAATCTATTTGTTCTCATTCTCCACGGGAATATCAAGTAGAGGGAGTATACGATGCTCTAAGACATAATAGAAAATTATTGATATCACCCACAGCCTCAGGTAAATCCTTAATGATTTATTCCCTTGTAAGGTATTATGTAGATAAAGGACAAAAAATTCTTTTAGTTGTTCCAACGACATCTCTTGTAGAGCAGATGTACAAGGATTTCGAAGATTATGGTTGGGATGCTGAGTCATATTGTCACAAAATCTATTCCGGTAGAGAAAAAACAAATGAACATCCTGTAACGATTACTACTTGGCAGTCTGTATATAAATTAGAACGTTCATTCTTTGAAGAATATAATTGTATTATAGGCGATGAGGCTCATCTTTTCAAGAGCAAATCTTTAATAGAAATTATGACAAAACTTCATCATGCAAAATATCGTTTTGGATTTACTGGAACTCTTGATGGAACACAAACTCATAAATGGGTTTTGGAAGGTTTGTTTGGACCATCATATAAAGTAACAAAAACTGATGAACTAATGCGACAAGGACATCTTTCGGAATTAGAAATTCAATGTATTGTTCTAAAACATCCACCACAAAAATTTGAAAACTATGAAGATGAAATTCAATATTTAATATCTCACGATCAGAGAAATAAATTTATTACAAATCTTGCTTTAGATTTAAAGGGAAATACTCTTGTTCTTTTTTCTAGAGTAGAAGCACATGGAGCAATACTCTATGAGAAGATAAATAACAACAAAGGTGAAAACCGCAAAGTATTTTTTATACATGGTGGAGTGGTCACTGAAGAAAGAGAACTAGTTAGAGAAATTGCAGAAAGAGAAAACAACGCTATTATCGTGGCATCTTATGGGACTTTTTCTACCGGTATTAATATTCGTAACTTACATAACGTTGTGTTTTCGTCACCATCAAAATCAAGAATTAGAAATCTTCAATCTATCGGAAGAGTTCTCAGAAAAGGAAAAGACAAAGTAAAAGCAACACTTTATGATATTGCTGATGATTGTTCATACAATTCAAGAAAAAATTATACATTGAATCATCTCATAGAAAGAATTAAGATATACAATGAAGAAAATTTCAACTATGAAATAATAACTATACAACTTAAAAAAAATGGGAATTGAAGAAGACTTTTATGCAACTCTTAAATTAAAAACAGGCGAAGAAATATTTGCCAAAGTGGCAGCATCTGAGGAAGAAGATAGAACTGTTCTTATTGTTACAAATCCAATTATCGTAAATGAAATAAGAACAAGGCAAGGTATTTCGGCATATAAAATAGAACCATGGTTGAAAACAACCAAAGATGATATGTTTATTATTAATTTAGATGATGTGTTAACAATGTCAGAGTCTTCTGATATAGAAATGATAGTACTATATCAAAATTATGTTAGACAATCAAATAAAGAAGCAAATAAACATTCGAAGATAAGTCGTCAAATGGGTTACATTTCAAATGTAAATGATGCTAAGGAAATATTAGAAAAGATCTTTAAAAATAGCTAAAATACATCTTATGAACCTCCACAAAGGTTATTATATACAGTTTGTTATACCTTGTCAACTATTTCTGAAAGTGTTATAATATCTACATAATAATGATAAAAACTTATGATAACTACGGCAGTCATGACCAAAAGAAAGAGGTCAGAGCATTACGTTAACAACAAAGAGTTTCTTACTGCTCTCATTAAGTATCGTGAGGATGTTGAAATAACATTTATTCAAAAGTATGGCAGAGAACCTACGAAAGATGATCGTTCTCAAAGATGGGACACAAAACCTCCTATTCCTCGCTACATTGGAGAGTGTTTTCTGAAGATTGCAAATCACCTGTCATTTAAGCCAAACTTTGTAAACTATATGTTTAAGGAGGATATGATTTCTGATGGAATCGAAAATTGCGTTCAGTACGTTCATAATTTTAATCCTGAGAAATCCCAGAATCCTTTTGCTTACTTTACGCAGATTATTCATTATGCGTTTCTCCGCAGAATTCAAAGAGAAAAACGCCAACTAGAAATCAAGAATAAAATTATCGAACGCTCTGGTTACAGCGAAGTTTTTGACGATAACAATAGTATTGACGGATCGAACTATAGCGATTATAATTCTATTAAGGACAATGTTCACTCCAAACTTCGCTATTGAATGAAAGTCGCTATCATTACTGACCAGCACTTCGGAGCAAGAAAGAACTCTAAACTTTTTCATGATTACTTCCTGAAGTTTTATAATGATGTATTTTTTCCTACCTTAGAGAAGGAGGGAATTACTACGATCATTGATATGGGTGATACTTTTGATAGTCGTAAAGGTATTGATTTTTCTGCTCTTTCTTGGGCTAAAAATAATTACTATGATCGTCTCCAAAGCATGGGGATTCAAGTTCATACGATTGTCGGAAATCATACTGCTTACTATAAAAATACAAACGAAGTAAATGCCGTAGATTTGTTACTTCGTGAGTATAATAATGTGACTGTTTACTCAGACCCAACAGAAGTTAAACTAGACAAACTTAATATTCTTTTTGTTCCTTGGATTAATCAGGGGAATGAGGCAAATACTCTTAAGTTGATTGAAAAAACAAAAAGTAGAGTTGTAATGGGTCATCTAGAACTTCATGGATTCAGAGTGAATAAACAAGTCATTATGGATCATGGGTTGGATAGTTCTTTGTTTGATCGTTTTAAACTAGTCTTTTCAGGACACTATCACACTCGCTCCAATAACGGAACAGTATTTTATTTGGGCAATCCTTATGAGATGTTCTGGAGTGATGTGAATGATACAAGAGGATTTCACATCTTTGATACGGATACTTTAGAAAAAATTTCGATTGATAATCCTTATCGTCTTTTTTATAATATCTACTATGAAGATACAAATTACCAGACCTTTGATACACGCGAGTATGAAAATAAAATTGTAAGAATCATCGTTCGGAAAAAAACAGATATTAAAAAATTTGAAAAGTTTGTTGATAAACTTTACTCTTGTGGTGTTGCTGAACTAAAAGTTGTTGAAAATTTTGCGATTCAAGAATCGGATGAGTTTGAAGCTTTTGAATCTGAGGACACCTTATCTATTCTGAATAGATATATTGAGGAGGCGGAAATTAGTCTTGATAAATCAGTTATCAATAGAATGATTCAAGAAATTTATCAAGAGGCTTGCGAACTAGTGTAAAATGTATATTCTAACGATTTATGGGAAAGAGGAGGATGGGGCATATTCTGTGCGAGATGAGGATGGCGAACAGATTCTTTACTTGTTCGAGGAGGAGGATGATGCCACTAGATATGCTATGATGTTAGAGGAAGAAGGTAGTCCAGAAATGCATGTTATTGAAATCGAAGATGACATGATGGTAAAAACCTGCGAAATTCATAACTACAAATATACAGTTATTACACCTGATGATATTGTGATTCCCCCTAATAATAGTCATGATTTTATTTAAAACTATAAAGTATAAAAACTTTTTAAGCACTGGTAATCAATTTACTGACATTGATTTTACAAAAAATAAAACCAATTTAATTATTGGAACGAATGGTGCCGGTAAAAGCACAGTTTTAGATGCTTTGTGTTTTTCTTTGTATGGAAAACCATTTCGTAAGATCAATAAACCACAACTAACAAATTCAGTAAACGAAAAAGATTGTAGAGTTGAAATTGAGTTTTCGATTGGTCCCGTCGAATGGAAAGTTGTAAGAGGGATCAAACCAGCGGTGTTTGAGATTTGGAGGAATGGCGCTGCTCTGGATCAATCCGCAGCTGCACTCGATCAACAAAAGTGGTTGGAACAAAATGTTCTGAAGATGAACTATAAATCATTTACTCAAATTGTAATTTTGGGTAGTAGCACCTTTGTTCCTTTTATGCAACTTCCTGCTGCTCATCGTCGAGAGGTGATTGAGGATTTGCTTGATATCAAAATCTTTTCATCGATGAATACTGTAATTAAAGAAAAGATTCGTCAATCAAAAGAAGAAATCAAAGTTTTAGAATATAAAAAAGAAACACTCCTGGATAAAGTCAAAATGCAGAAAGACTTTATTGAGGAACTTGAGAATCGTGGTAATGCCAATATTAATGCTAATAAAGATAAGATTACCAAGTTGGATTCCGAAGTTGGTATTTACATGACTGAAAACGCTGTGCTAGAGGAGGATATTTTTAGATACACAAAAGAGCAAGAAATCGTCACCGGTGCTGCAGATAAACTTCGTAAATTAGGAAATCTTAAAGGTAAGATATCTCAGAGAGTATCTACGATTACTTCAGAGCACAAGTTCTTTACAGAGAATACGGTATGCCCCACTTGCACACAACCGATTGAAGAAGAATTTAGAATAAATAAAATTACAGACGCTCAAAATAAAGCAAAGGAGTTGCAATCTGGTTATCAAGAACTGGAGGAGGCAATTAAAGAGGAAGAGGAGCGAGAGCGTCAATTCACAGCACTATCTAAGGAGATTACAAAACTCACTCATGGCATTTCTCAAAACAATACTAAGATCACTGGATGTCAGAGACAAATCAGAGATCTTGAATGTGAAATTCAAACTATTACCGAGAACCTTGCAAACCGAAATTCTGAACATGAGAAGCTAGAATCCTTTAATAAAAACTTAATAACTACATACGACGAACTCGCTTCTAAGAAAGACTCTATTAACTATTACGATTTTACGTATAGTTTGTTAAAAGACGGTGGAGTAAAATCCAAAATCATTAAGAAGTATCTACCGCTGATAAATCAGCAAGTTAATCGTTATCTTCAGATGATGGACTTTTATATTAACTTCACTCTTGATGAGGAATTTAACGAAACCGTCCAGTCTCCGATTCACGAAGACTTCTCTTATGCTTCTTTTAGTGAAGGCGAAAAAATGAGAATCGACCTCTCACTTTTGTTTACTTGGAGAGAAGTTGCGAGAATGAAAAACTCAGTCAACACTAATCTTTTGATTATGGATGAGGTATTTGATTCTTCACTTGATGGATTTGGCACAGAGGAGTTTTTAAAGATTATTCGTTATGTTATTAAAGATGCTAATGTGTTTGTCATCTCTCATAAGACAGGAT